AAAAACTAAAGAAAACTAAATGTTATGAAATACGCAATGTTACAAATAAAAAAAGAAACCCACGAACTTCTCAAAAATTATTGTGAAGAACATGGGTTTAAGATGGGTAGCTTGGTTGAAAATTTAATTAAGAAACACGTTGGTGTTACTAAACCTCAAGCGGGTGTGTTAAGAGCTGATAAGGTTAAAAATCAATCTTACTAATCCCATCTATATTAAAGTTTTTTTCTCTTTTCTGAAATCGTAACTATCATATATTTTATTATATTTTTTAATAAAATTATCAGTAAGTTTTAAGTTACATTCGATATGTTTACTAGAGTTTAATCTTTCCAATTTAAAAGGTTTCTCTAATTTATTTGATACCCATTCTTCCAATTCATATAGTTTATCAAAATCAAACCATATAATATTTGGATTATGTTCATGCCATTCGGATGTTGCATTAAATTGAATAGTAAGCATAATTGGTAAAAATAATTTACCAAAATCGGTTTTAAGCTCTATTGAAAATTTTTTTAAAAACGATTCAACTAATATATTCATATTATCGATATCCAATATATCATTCGATGAATAATATAAAATATCGTTTTCATCTAATTTTTTTAAAATATTTGCAGCATCATATTCATTCATTTTTTCAAGCTCATCTATGATATGCTCCCAACACGATATAAATCTTACATGTCTATTACGTTTAACCGATATTATTTCATAATTGTTTCCAAATTTATTAAATAATTCCGAACATGATTCATGCTTATGTGATATTTTAGATTTTAAAGTTTCAATATCTAAAGATGTATCCGTTAGCTCTATAATTTTATCAATATAGTATGTAGCATGTTGTATTTTTATATTATTTTTAATACAAGATAATTGAAATGCAGTTGATGCACATCTTGGTAAACTAATATATAAAAATTTATTATCTACTAACATTAAAAATCAATTTTACTAAATCCATCTACTTTTTTTATTTCTATTAATCCATCTACGATATCTCTCATTTGTTCTAAGTGAGAAATCATCCAAATGAAATCGAATTGAGTTTTTAAATACTGCATCATCATAAATAAAGATGATAGGTTATTTGCATCCAATGTACCAAATCCTTCATCAATTACTAAGAAGTTTGGACGAGGTAATCCACAAATGTTAATTAGAGCTACTCTAATCGCCAACCCACTTACGAATTTTTCCATACCACTACACATCTCCAATGGCCATTCTTGGTCTTCGTAAACAATCTTTGCATTAATAGATTTACCATCAATATCCATTACAATACTAAAATCAACAACTTGTCCTAAGATGTTATTGATTTCATTTTCAATAACTGGCATAGCTTTTGAAATCAGTTCATATGGAATACCATCACGTTTGATTGCATCTAAATAATAGGTGTATAGGCGGTTCTTTTCTTCCAAATCCTTAACTTCATTCATCTTAGATTTTATATTCCCTATAAACGATTCTAATGAAGAAATAGAGCCATTCAATCCTGCTATATCTTTGTTAATGGATTTAGCTTCCGATTCTATTTCAGCCTTTGTTCTACTCAATCCGGCAATCATAGATTCGATTTGTTTATTACGTTTAATCGTATCTTCATTATCGTGATATTTCTGAATATCAACTTTTACTTGCTCTAATTGAGTATCGTATAATTTCTTTTGAGTTTCAAATCCGTTTAATTCTGCAATTGTTTTTTCTTTAATTACAATTGCTTTCTGATATTTAGCTTTTAACTCTACCAATGTTTCCCATTGTTCTTCTACATCGGAAATATAAGATGCTTGCTGAATTAGGGATTGATGTTTATTACCTAACTCCGATAACGTATCTTCTTGCTCTTCTACTTTCGATTTTGTTTCCAATGCATCTTTTACGAATACATTGTTCATACAAAACTTACAATTAGGGTCATATTCATGCTCCGCCAAGTGTGAAAGTTTTTCTTTGTTAGATTTAATTGATTGTTCTAATAATTCAATTTGATGCTCCGTACCATTAATTTCACTTTTGTATTCATCCCACTCTCTCTTAGCTTCTTCAATTGGTTTACCATTGATTATTTTATTATCTTCGATAGATTGTGAAATTTCAGAAATAGAATTAGTATATTCATCCAATTTGGTTTTTTTAGATTTCTCTTCTGCAAGAACGTGTAAGATATCCAATCCAATTTGGGTTTTCTTTTTCTCTAATGATTCTAAATCCAAACTAATATCAACGGGAACTAACTCTTTTGTTAAGGAAAGAATTTTATCTGATAAATCGTTTATATCATTCGTTTTACTTTCTAATTCCTTTTCTTTTTGTCTTAGTTCACCTTTCTTAGCTTGCCTCTCTAATCCCTTTTCTGCCAACTCTGTCGTAAAGTCGGTTTTCTTAAAATTTTTGATAAGTACTGCAACTTCCTTAATATCTTCGGTAGCAGTTTCATATAATTTATCAAAGATATTCAATCCCATAAATTGTGCTAATAAATCCTTTCTTTCCGATTGAGATTTATCAATGAATATAGAGTTGTTACCTTGCAACGATAAAGCAGTTAATACGAAATCTTCGTACTTACCAACGTATTGTTCAATTACTGCGTTTGTATCTCTTCTCTCCGTTCCGTTAAGCGATGTAATTACTCCACCCTCTTCTTTCCAAAATTGAACATCTACTTTTACGTTCTTTCCTTTGTTGATAGTTCTTGCAGTTCTCTTAATGTGGAAATCAGTTCCGTTTACTTGGAAATGTAGTTCACATTGGAAATCGGATTTACGATTATTCATAATGTGAGTAGCTTTGAATGCTCTACTACACTTATCAAATAAACAAAACGATATAGCATCAAATAACGATGATTTACCACTAGCATTTGGTGCGAATAATCCCATCAATCCACCTACCTTAGCAAAATCAATCTTATTATTCTCACCATAAGAGAACATATTACTGAATGTGAATTTGATTGGTTTCCAATGAATGTTTCTATGAACTTCTTCTTGTACTATTCTATTATTTATGTCCGTATTGATTACTTCCAATGCATCTAAATCCGCATCGGTTGTAAACGGCATCATTCTTTGGATATAATCTCTTACCAATGTATTTTGATAATTAACATCGGTTATATCTTCAAAATCCAATTTGTTTAATCTATTTCCGGTCTTTTGCTTATTAAATGAATCAGTTCTGATAATTGTAAAATCATCAACGCCGTATCTCATTTTTATTTCAGTCATTACCTTTTTGGTATCAGCCGTATCAGTATTAGATAAACGAACTCTCAATCTCGGATACTTTGGCATATCCGTTACAATCGGAACTACTCCATTATCTACATCCAAAGTATAGTATCCATAATCATTTGGAATATCGATTGCTTCGTATTTAAATGAATCTAAATCCCAAGCTAATAATCCGTGTCCGCTTAAACTTTCACCAAAGTTTTGTTGTACTAATGAGCCGGCATAAACTACTTTACATCCGCTTGGAGAAATCATAGTTTGTCTTTTGTGGATATCACCTAAAAGTGCTAAATCATACCCATCAAACATATCAGTTGTAAAATGTCTACTACTTACAACATATCCAACATCGGTTTGAGAATTATCAACGGGTCCGTGAAATAAAGCAATCTTTTTGTTTCCACTTAAAGTATTTCCTTTAGGCCAATTCTTTTTATCATCAAAAATACTGAATACACCGAAATCAACTCCACCAATAGAGTAAACTTGCGTATCTCTTAGGTAAGTAAAGTTTGGTAAATTTAATGCATCCACAATTGGAGTAAGTACATCCAATCTATCGGAATTGTTCATATTACAATCGTGGTTACCTGTAATAAGGATAGTTTCACAATGTTTAGAACATTCCGTAAATAACCAGCTTATCTCTCTAACTAATTCAGGAGATAATTCCAATTTAGCATGTGCAATATCACCTGCTAAATAAATGATTGCATCATCCGTTCCTCTTTTACGGATTTCCTCAAACATCTTTTCAAAAACTAATCGATATTCCTTATGTCGTTGTACATTACGAATATGCACATCGGCGATATGATATATTGTTTTTAATCTTTTCATATTTTTAACCATTTGTTATTTGATTCCAATCTTGTTGCACCTAAACATTTCATATTCCATTCATTTGGTTCTATCAATGAAAGAAATATAGTACCGTTATCTCTTTCATACAAATAATACGTTTCCCCAATTACGGGTACAAAGTTATAAGTTGCTGAATATACGAATTCATTCCAACTAACTTCATCCACTAATTTTTTGAATTCATCTTTTATTTCCTCATACTTTTTAGTGAATATCTTATTAGCGTTTTGTGCCTGTATTTGTTTCCATCCACCAACAACTTCTAAACGAATTGCCGGCGCTCCTACGTTTGAAGCATACGTTAATTCTTTTGAGTAATACCCCTTCTCATCACTCCACACAACCAAATCGGGCTTTTTTTTCTTATTACTCATAATTGATTTATTTTATTCAATAATAATTCTTCACTCGAAAACTCTTTAGTTTTCTTTAGTTCTTCATAAAATTTTACATACCCCATATCGGATGCATCTTTATCTTTTAGATACATCATCTTAACATTTATACCATTCTTTCTAAAATAATCAGCTGCTTTCAACGCTTCGTTAATTGCATCATTATCTAATGAAATAACGATATCACTTACACCACTTAGAAATATATTCTCAACTAATTGTTTAGATGGGAATTTACCCAATAATGGGATTGCGTTTAATATGATTGGTTCATTCCAATTAATTTGTGATTCAAAGCAAATTATATTTTTACTGATTGGTGGATTTTTGTATTTCATTTTCTCTTCTGAATAATAAGAACGAGAAACAAAATAATTTAACGAACCATCTGAATTATATGATGGGATAATTACTCTTCTTGCATACAACCCTTCTTTACAATATCCAATATTATGTTTTATAATATCTTTTATACCAATACCTCTTTGAGTTAGGTAGAACATAGCATGTTTATATTCAGGATTAAATCCCTTTGGTTCTTCTGCTAAACTAATAAATTCTTTTGGAAGTGAAATGAATACCTTCGTTTCGGCATCTTCTTGTTGTGGAGTCCAATTACTATCTCCATATATTTCTCTAATTAAAGAGATGGTTTTTCTATCAACATCCAATTTACGAAGTAAAGATGTTAACTTTTTACCACCACTATTACAAGTCCAACAATGCCACTTTTGGGTTTCAGTATTTACCTGCAATTTGGGTTTGTGGTGGTTACAAAATGGGCAGTGAAATGCTAGTTCATTACCCTTTAGAGTAAGACCGCTACCCAATACATTAGTAAGGGCAGTAATTACCTTATTTTTATCATTGCTACTTAACACAAACCAAATATACCACAAATATTTGAAATTACCAAATTTTTATGGTTCTAAAAACCATTCTTCGGGTATTTCTTTATCTGCGTACTTATAACCATTCTTTTCACACCACATTCCGTAGGTGGTCTTTGAATTTTTACTGATTTTGTTCTTTGAGTTTGAGAAAACGAAACGAATATCCAATTCTGGGTGTTGTTCCTTTACTAATTGATGTTTTTTACGGTCTGCTGCAACAAATCTTCCTTTAGTTTCTACTATGATACCATTAGGTAAACGAAAATCAGGATTGTAAGTATGTTGAGTAGCAGGTACAATATAAGGAATCTTTTCGGATTCATATTGTACAACAATTCCTCTACCTTCGATTTGAGTTGAAATATTTTCTTCAAGGCCGGATTTAAAACCATATTTTCTAGCAACCCATTTGCTAGATTTTTTTGTAACTTTTTTAGCCATTAAATTATTTTTTTACTGAATCGGAGTATTTAGCTGATTTCAAATCTCCACCTCTACCGGTTTTGAATTTTGCAGCAGTTAATACTTGCTCATCTGCGTTTTTAGTATCATCGATACTATACGGAGTATTTGCAGCTTGACCTGCTTCAAATGAAATCTTATCAACTCCAAGTGCTGATTGTTGTGCTTTGTATAATTCTAAAATCTTTGACATAGTTTCTATTGTTTAATATAAATATAAGTTAAGTATCAAAACGGATAATAAAGTTTACAGGTATATCCGGTTCTGATTTAATTGGTTGTGGTAATTTCGCAACTGCAACTAAATCACAATTATCATCGTATAATCCGATTGTTGTAATAAATGGTGCTAAGAATGAACCCGTTGAATCGGTTGAACTCTTCAAATCATATTGTTCAAATCCACCCGATATTGCGTTATTATAATTTGAAACGTATGTGTAATCTAATGTATTACCATTTTCTAATGTAGATAGTTTACGAATGTATTTAACGCCAGGTGTAGTTGTTGTTTTGTATATTTTACCATCGGAACCTGTTATATATTCATCTACTCTACCAACTTCGGTAATTGCCGATGGGTTTTGTGATACATTGAATTCATCTTCATTTACAATTAATAAGTATTCATGCTCATAAATTGTTTTTGTAGATTTGTAAGATATTTCCCAATTTCCTAATAATCTATCCTCTGGCTTTCTAGTCATAACAATTAAACCAGCGTTATAGAACACATTACCAACTCTCTGAACAGTATCACTTGCCGAAGCAAAATCAACGTTATCTACAACCATATCGCCTGTATTTATATCAAACGATATAATTCTAGCATCATATAGATTACTATTATAATACCAAAGTAACTCACCACTTTCCATATTTATGTGAGTTATCCTAACAGTATATTCGTTTCCACCTAATTCAAAAGTATAAAAATCACCTTGAACATTAAATATATCGAAATTTATAATATCATTACCCAATAAAACTAAATTACCATTGGAATCATCTTGCATAGTTGCATCCGCATCTACAATGGTTACAGACCCCTTCTTAATACCCTCACCAACATATATTTGTGGAATTGATATTACTTTTGCAGAACCACTTAAAAATCTTTCGGATGAAACAACATTTGGATTGTATGTGTTACTTTTATTTCCAATTCTTAAAAATGGATTATCTTCATTTCCATTATAAAATTGTGCTCTAAGTTGTCCGTATAATGAATTTTTTGGAATTCCATTCGATAATTCGCTAGAACTAATATTAGCTTCCAATAAAGATATTTCATTTGATGTATCATCAAAACTCCAATCTTTATAAGCCTTAAATGGTCTTATACTAATATCCGATTTAGGTATTCTTTTTAACATATCACATATAAATATCGAATTAACAAAAAACCCCCATTGAAGGGGGTTAGATGTTAGTTATATTCTCTGATTAGAAATCTAATTTAACCTTAATTGCTATCTCCTTATCGAATGATTTTGCAATTGGTTGAGATGTTTTAGCTACTGCTAATAATTCATTTGCATCATCATATAAACCTACTGAAGTGATGTACACTTTAGGGTCTCTTTCGAATGATGAGTTTACGAATTGACCAGTTGAGCCTGTTACAAATGTTGGGTTGTTTGAGAAGTTAAATTCTCTATTGTTTGCTCTTACAAAGTAATGAGAAGTTGAAACGTTTTCAGTTCTTCTTACTTGGAAGTCAGCTCCACCACTAATTGCCATTAATAATGCTACTGAACCTGATGTGTTACCATTATTTTGATGATATACATCTTTAATTGAGTTATATGCTGGTGCTAATTTGGTATCAACTGAAGCAGATAATGCTGATGGGTTTAATAAGATGATTCCCATATCAGGATAGAATAAACCATATCCTTGTCCGTTTTTAGCTGCGTAGCTATGGATAGATGCAGTTGCAGCTGTTCCAATGTTTAATGAACCACTAACTAAGTTATAAACTCTACCTGCGGTTGTTACATTTTCATCAGTTCCACCACTATCATCAATTAATGTTACAAATCCTACCGAACCACTTAAATCTATTGATATATTACCTGGGTCTAATCTTTCTTTGTATCTAGCTCTATTTACGTTAATTGCGTAGAATGAATTCATATCAGCTCCGGCAGCAACTATACCAGCCGCAGAACTACTTAGGTATATACTAAAGTAAGGGTCAGATGAATCTAACAATACGTTTTTATATTGATTGTAAGTTGCTTTGGTTGGTGATGTTGAATCATCATTTTGAGTCAACGTTGGTGCACCATATCCATTAGCATCTCCATATGCAATTGAGAACTGAACCTCTGCATCTCCAGATGATGTTACTTTGTTATAAACATCTAAATAATATTTACCACTTACAGATGCTACTTGCGTAGAAGATGTAAAGTTTGCTTTTACATCAAGCGAACCAGTATCTCCACTCCAAATACCTGAAGTTACTATTTCAGTTCTATTGGTTACTTTGTCAATAGCACCAAACTTTTTATAAATACCATTAGTTACAGTTGTTAAATCAGAACTAATCTGCTCACCTTCTCCCAAAAATTGATTTACGATTCTAACCAATTCGTTAGTATCTACGGGAGTTCCTGCGGTGCTTGCTGCTCCTGCTAAGTATTGGGATAAATTACTTGCTAAAAGCTGTCCTCTATTATCTCTTATTAATGCCATAGTTTAAATTATTGAACGTATGTTACGGTTACCGGAATTGTTTGTGAACCACCCGTTTCGTTACCATAAACAGTTATAGTTGTTCTGATAGTCGAAGTTAAAGATGGGTTTGGAATAAATTTGAAAGTTAAACCTTTCGATACTGCTGCTGTTGCTGATACATCATCACCAATAAATACAGGTACTGAACCTACATCAGCAGTTACTCCTTCACCTACAATATCACCTGCGTTTTTGTTAGCTAATACAATAGTATAGCCCATTCTTCTATTTCCTGCTGGAGATGTAGTTGGAGAAAGTGATACTTCACCACTTCTTTGGTTTACTGAAACATTAGGAACACCAAATTCAACCACCGGAATACGAGTTGTATTCTTAGGAAGAGTTACTAACTTATACTTCATTACCTGCGTTTCATCTGGGTTAGCTTCTAATACAGGCATATTTCTAATTGCCGCATCATAATAAGCGCTTCCAAGTGGATGAGCTGGTTCATAAAGTGTGTAATCAATCTCATCATCTGCTAAAGCAAATTGAGTGATGTTTAATCCTTGTCCTGCTGCTAACTTTTCTCTACCTTTTTTGGTAAGAATAGCATCGACTGTTAATTCGGTATTACTTAAATATCCCATAATATTTTTATTATTC